CGTCAATCTGGAATGAAGGAGGAGAATATGGCAATCGCCTTTACACAAATTCCGGCAAACTTGTTAGTGCCGGGACAGTATCAAGAAATTGATAACAGCCTTGCCGGGGAAACCGGCGATATTAAAACCGCGCTCATTGTCGCGCTCAAAACCAAAACCGGCAAAGCGGCGGAAGGGGTTCCGGTGAATGTCTTGACTGCTTCTGCTGCAGCGGATGCGTGCGGATACGGAAGCCCTGCCGCCCTTATGACAGAAGCGTTTTTATCGGTCAACAAAATAGAAAAGCTGTACCTGTTGCCCATCGCAGAGCCTACAGCCGGAACGGCATGGAAAAAAGAGTACACCGTACAAGCGGCAAGTGCAGCAGCCGGAAGCGTTCATCTCCTGATAAATGGACGCGGTATATGGGCTCCAGTGAGTGAAGGACAGAGCGCCGATAAAATTGCTGCTGCTATTGTCGCTGCCTGTAACGGGCTTGAAAATAATTCCGTTGAAGCGGCAATCGACAGCGGAGATAACACCAAGATTATTTTTTCTTCCGTTTATAAAGGCTCGTGCGGAAATTTCAACACGGTAACAGTGCAAAGTCATCCAGCGGGGGTAAGCATAACGAAAGGCGCGGTAACAGCAGGCACCGGGGTTGCAGACCTTTCACAGCTTTCTCAATGGCTTGGTGCAAAACGGTGGAACTATATCGTCTTTGATTTTGACGATGGGGCAAGCATCAAGCTGTTAGCGGAAGAACTGGAAAGCCGGTACGCTGCAACGCGGCAAATCGGCGGGAGAGCCTTTATTACGCTTTCCGGTGCATTAGGAAGCGCAACGGAAGCAGGTTCTATCCTCGCGCAAGCGGCAAAGATCAACTCTCCGCATATCTGCCTTATCCCGCGCAAGAAAGATGATGCGACGCTTCCGTGTATCTGGTCTAGTCGTTTTACCGCTGCTGCCTGCCGCATTTTAGCAGATGATCCGAGTGCGAACACCTATGACACCAAAGTCAAAGGCTTAGCAGCCGATGGGGAGTTCTCTTTTAATGAGCGGCAAAAACTCCTTGAAACAGGCGTTGCCACATGGCGGCTTGATCCGATGGGAACCGTCTTAATTGAGCGGCTGGTAACCAGCTACACGGAAAACTCTGACGGCGGAAGGGATACGAGCTATCTGGATATCCAAGTGGTTGAAACCGTTGATGCAGTTAGAACCTACATCAATGCGGAAGCAAAAAAGCGGTTTAAGAGCTGGAAGCTTGCAAGCACGGAGGAAAACTTCGGAGCCGGAGCAAAAGTAATGACGCCGGGGATTTGGCGGAGCTTCCTTGCGGATTTGTATCAAACCGTCTTTATCGGGCAGAAGAATTGGTGCCAAGACTTTGAAAGCTATAAGGCATCTCTTCATGTTGAAGTAAAGAAAGGCAGTAAAACACGGCTTGAGTATATCCATCAGCCGGTGCTAATCGGACAGTTCTTAATCGGAGCCGGTTTAAATCAATTCAAATAGGAATAGAAGATAGGAGGAAGTATGCAGCTATTAAAAGTATCGCGAGTCATATCAACGAGCTTAGGAGAATTGCCGCTCAAAGAAGGCGGGGCAACCTTTAAGCCTTCAAGCTTTAAGCGGGAAACGCAAGTCGGTGAAGTGCACGAAAACACCGGCTACGTGGAAACCCCGACCGCGGCGGAACTGTCATTGACGCTGAACGCCGCCATCGATCCACAAGCGTTTGCAAATGTCTCCAACGATACGCTTACCATCATATTATCAGGCGGCAGTCAGCATTATATGCCGGCCGCGTGGGTAACGGAAGCGGTTGAGCTTTCTAAGGGAGAACTTAAAGTAGTATACAACTCGGCAAAAAGCCAGAAGTTGACATAAGGAGGGGAGAAACCTATGGATGATATGGTGGTACACCTTGAATATCCGATTAGAAAAGGTGAGGTAACGATAGATCAGCTCATTTTTGCAGGTAGACCGAAAGTAAAGCACATGATAGCCGGAGATAAATATCCGCGCGGTTCATACGAATACGAATGTGCCGTGATGGCTGCAATGACCGGCGTACCTGAAATCGTCATACGGGAAATGGACTATGAAGATTTTATACACGCCGATGCGGTTATGGGGCAGCGGTTCAATACTTTTTATGAAGTACAGCGAGCATTGACAGAAAGCGACCCTCCCAAAGCGCCGCAGGAATAACGGAAGAAGAAGCGCTTGATATACTGCGGCGCATGGTCAGCGAATTGATGATACTCACTCCGGGTATGAGTTTTGAAACGATCCTTGAGTTTACGTGGAGTGAGTTGAAGCGATGGCATAGTTTAGCAATATGCACCTATAAAACGATACACGGAATACAATGAGTACAGGACTAAAAGCAGGCATTGAACTTTTCCTCAAAGATACTTTTTCTCCGGGATTAAGCAAAGTTGCCGCTGCCGGAAAACAATTCGGCGCAGGATTTTTAAACACGGCGGCGACCGTCGATAAGGCGTTAAGCGGCATTACCGGCACCCTTGCGACAATCGGCGTTTCGATGGGAGCTGCGGCAACCATCAATAAGACGATTGACTTTGAAGATAAAATCGCCCGTATCGGTACGGTTGCTAAAATGTCTTCCGATGAAATGAAGCAATTTAAAAAAGAAATTTTTGAAGCGGCGATGATGCCTGACGTTAAAATGAATCCGGATGAATTAGTTGCCGCTGTCGATGTAATAAAAGATAAAACCGGCGACCTTGCGTTCGCGCAAGCAAATGTTCAAAATATGGGACGGGCAATGCGAGCTTTCGGCGTCGACGGCAGCGACATGGGCGGCATGATGGCGGAGTTTAATAAGCTCGGGTATAAAGCCGAAGAGGTTACCGACTTACTGGATGTCATGTATTCTCAAGGGAATAAGGGTGCCTTTACCGCTGCTGAATTTGCAAAAAACGGCGCGACTATTATATCGGCTTACAGTAAAATCGGTACGAGCAGTAAAGACCTAAAAAATGCGAATGCGGCTATGCAAGTTTTAACGATGGGAGTAGGCAACCCAACGAAAGCCGTTACCGTACTTGAAAGCCTTATGCAGGAACTCGCTGACCCGCAAAAGCAAGAAAAACTTTCACAACTCGGTAAGGCGCTTGGTATGAATTTGGATGTCCGCGATGCAACCGGTCAATTTAGAGACCTTACGGAATTAATGCCGGAAATCGTTAAGGCTGGAGATAAACTGAAAAGTCTCGATATGAGTACAGATGTATTCGGGACGATTTTCGGCGGTGTCGCAATCCGCGGCCTCGATGCCTTTACACTCTATGGCGATAGACTTGAGGGCTTGTTGGATACCAGCGATGCGGTCGGCTCTGTTTCGGAAGCCGCCACGAAAAATGCCTCCACATTAAAAAGTAATATTACCAATCTTCAAACAGCTTTTACCGCAGTCGCAAATGCAGGACTTGACGGACCGCTTCGCGCACTCACTTCTGTTCTCAACGAGATGGCAAAACATCCAGCCGTCCTTAAAGCAGTATTTAATGCGCTGATAGCCGGTATAGGCGGCGTTATGGCGATGAAAGGAATTGGCAAGGTCATCAACCTTGTTAATAGCTTTAAAGGCTTAAAGAGCGGAAAAATAGCGCTTGATCCTATCGGCGGCGGCGGTTCAGCGAGCGGTACCCCTGTCTTTGTTACGAATATGGGACAATGCGGTATGGGAGCTTCCGGCAATACGGCAGACCCCGCACTAAGCGGCGGCAAGCCGGCGGGATCACGGCTCTCTTTTAAACAGGGTGCCGCTCTTGCAGGTGTTGCGGCCGTTCAAACAGCTCTTACCGCCATTCCTGCAATGCTCGGAGAATTAAACGACATCAATAATAATCCTGAATTAAAAGGAAAAGAAAAATCAAAGGCAAAAGGCGGCGCTGTTGGTGCGGCGGTCGGTTCTATCGGCGGAGCTGCAGCCGGAGCATTGGCAGGAGCAGCAATCGGTTCGGTTGTTCCAGTGATCGGTACGGCTATCGGCGGACTTGTCGGCGGCGCTATCGGTTGGTTTGGCGGCAAGCTCGGCCGAACCGTGGGAGAGAAAATTGGAGAAGCAGTCGGCAAGGATGAAGTTATCCCTGAAAGCGCCGCGGTGCGAGAAGAACTTGAAACGGTACAGCAACTACCTGAAACACCGGTAACGGCAGAGCTTACCGGCAATGCCGTTATGGATCTTAATATCAATCTTTCCGGTGAGCGGCCGACCGTTTCTGCAAAAGTGCAGCGGAACTCCACGCCGTTTCAGTATAATACCGGCCGCATTCAGGAAGCAAGGGAAGCGTTTTAAATGATCAATAACTGGGATGCCTCATTACCGGCGCCTTTAAGCGAAAACTGGCGGATGGCGTATGGAGCGGTAAAAGGAGACGGGGACAATCGTTTCTCTTATCTTACAAGCGACACTCCGGCACAGACGAGCTATCAAGCACCGCATAAAGAAGCGGTTCCTTTTATTTATGAAAGCCTCAAGGTCTCAGGCGGTGCAAGCGTTGATACAGCCGAATATCCTTTTTATGGACTATGGTCTTCAATGCCGTTAAACGAAAAGCCGCAAGTAATTACCGTTTCAGGCTTCATCCGCGGCGATGAGTACATTAAAAATCGCAATGCGCTTGTAGAAGCCGTGCGCATTACAACGACAGACGATGAACCGGGATATTTGACACTGCCACTTTGGGGACGCTTTCCGGTTATCGTTACCATCTGGGATATCGAAGAGTCTGCAAAAGAACTCGGACAATGCAAGGTCTCTCTCACCTTTACCCGTGCAGGCTATCCGGTACAAAACCGCTGGGAATTTTCCGGCTCTTTGACTAAAACGATTCCGGAAGCAGCGGAGGCGGTGAAGAATGTCGCAGAAACCGCTTTTGTACAGTCTTTGAAAAACAACCTCGAGGAGCAAACGCTCCTTAAATCATTTAACCTGATGCGTGTTTCCGTGCTGCAAGCAGTTGGACGGATTCAAGGCGGCTTTCAAAAACTCAACGAGATAACAAATGCGGCCGCTCAAATCACTAATCTTATCGCACAGGGAATCCGCAGTCCTAAAACACTCGCGCTTGCGTTATTTGGTGTTGCCGGAAAGATGGTAGCGAGCGTGTTAGAGATAAAGAATGCATCGGAAGAAACAGCCGCATTTTTCAGGATTAAAAACAATGAAAAAAATCTGCTTTTCTGCCTGCTCCCAGCCGATAAGTATCAGTTGCCGGTCGAAGCGGTAACGGTTAAGCAGATTGCGACCAAGCAAGCGGCGGAAAACTTGTATAAAACAGTCGCGCTCTACACAGCGGCGCAGCTGTTACCGGAAATGCCTGCGCAATCGTATAACCGAACGGCAAACCTCTTTGCACTCTATGACCGGCTCGAGAAAAGCATTGACCTTAATGATCCGGCTGTATACGGCGCCGTACAGGAACTCAGGCAAGTACTTTCTCAAGAACTGGCGGCAAAACAGCTTGCGCAAGAACTTTCTATCACATTAGGACGCGGCATGCCGCTTTTAGCCTTAGCGCAGTATCTCGGCGCAGAAGAGCGAATCTTACGCGCATTAAACATCATTGAAGACTCATTTGTCGTACAAGGAGCTATCCGCTATGTCTAGCATTGTTATTAACGTTGCTCCGGCAGGGAGTAAGGTCTTTAAGCAGCTTCAATGGAACCGAGTGCATATTAAAAAGTCGCTCGATGAAATATGCCATAGCCTTACGCTTGAACTACCGATTAGTCAAAAAGACCTTCTCCATAAACACGATACGATAGAAGTCCGTTTTTACAATAAGCACATTACGCATAATAGCGGTAACTTACGTATTACGACGGTACGCATCGACGAAATTACCGACACCACCGATTCAGGGCGCAAGTATATCACCGTGCAGGGCCGCTCGCCTGCCCGCGATATTATCGATTCAACGTGGACGGGCAGTGCCGGTGGAGCCGATCTCTTGGCGGTCTCACAATCGATTGCTTCACGCTTTAATATTTTTGTACAGCACCTACCGACTGATCGAAATGATACGGAAACCGTTTCAGTCTTTGACTGGAACTGTGAATCGCCTTGGACGCAGCTGGTAAACGCAGCAGAGAATCAAGGCTATGTATTTACCTCGAATGAAGCAGGTGAATTATATCTGACAAAATCCGGACGGGATGCGAGTCAATGGCATTTTATTTTAGCGGAAGGGGTGAATATCAAATCGGTAGAGACCACCGAATCGGGGGCGGAGCAGTTCCATGAATATATTGTCGTTTCAAGCGGGCTTGAAGGACGCGCCATCGATCCGCTTTGTAACAATAAGCGTATTTTAACGCTGAACCTTTCGGATTTTAAGCTTGACCAAGAAAAGGCAAACCGGCGGGCGCAGATTGAATTATACCGGCGTAGAAGACGGACAACAACGGTAACGGTTTCCGGCTGGGGCTTAACCGATGCACAAATCAAGAGCTTTGAAACGACAAATAAAAAAGAGCTATTCTTTAATCCGAATTTTTTAATCCCTGTTTACATACCTTCCGCCGGTCTTGACTGTACTATGATGATAAGCGAGGTTGAATACCGTGCAGAATCTTCTGTCTTTGACTGCACTATCAGTCTCGTTAATCCTGAAGTATATATGGGAAAAGAGGGTACTGTGTTTAAGGATAAGAAAAGCGGCTTAAAAGGGAAACAAAAAACCGGCTTTAATGCATTTATCGAAGAAGTCGAACAGCGGCAAAAGGCAGCAAGGTAAGGCTCATGAAAATATCCGATCTTT